CAATAGTACAGATGAGATAGTTGATAGTTCTGCTAACGGCATGGGTATTGACAACATCGAGTCCGTTGAGTTTGATAATTCAACGATTACCATTAACGACTTCCGTCGTTCGATGGCGATTCAGCGTTGGTTAGAAAACAACGCCAGAGGTGGTGGCCGTTATATCGAGCAGATCCAGTCGCATTTTAACGTTCGCGTTCCAGATTACAGGCTGCAGCGCGCCGAGTATCTCGGCGGCGGAAAGCAGCCAGTGGTGATATCAGAGGTACTTGCCACCGCAGGTGGCGAAGATCAACCTCCTGTAGGTGACATGCTTGGTCATGGTATCTCGGTTGGAAAGTCTAACAGGTTCACATATCGCTGTCAGGAGCACGGTTGGGTTATAGGCATTATGTCCATTATGCCAGTTCCGTCTTACGACCTTGGCATTGAACGCATGTGGTCGCGTATATCACGCTATGATTACGGATGGCCAGAACTCGCTCATCTCGGTGAGCAAGAGATTCACGACAAGGAGATCTATATGATGTGGGCGGCAGATGATGATCCTAGTAACAATTCGACGTGGGGCTATACGCCGCGCTACAGCGAGTACAAGTTCAAGAACGATCGTTTCGTCGCGGATTTCCGTGACACGCTTGCTTTCTGGCACCTTGGTCGGATATTCACGAATCCTCCGGCACTTGATGCTCAGTTTCTTGCAATGGACGAGGATGGTGCGGAGTCTGATGAAGAGACTTTTCGGCGGATTTTTGCAGTGCAGGATGGCACAGATTATATATGGTGCCAAATTTTTCATCGCATGACAGCTAAGCGTCCATTGCCTTACTTTGGTGTCCCTCAAATCATCTAGCAATGGTTAATTACAAGTTTCAATTACAGGCCCGTAGCGCTAAGCGCAGGGCCAGGGTTACATTACCCTCTCAGGGTCTTACTATCAATCAGATAGTAGCCAAGTACGTTCGAGGCATAGCCGTCGACGTTATACAGCGTCAAGCTGTGTATATGGATCAGTCGGATTACGACATGGAGAAGCTCCAGCGTATGGACTTCTCAGAGCAGGCAGCCATGGCTGCCGACCTAAGCGCCCAGGCGCAAGAGTATAAGCAGCGTCTTGAAGCCAATGAGCGAGCGAAGCAAGCGAAGAAGGCCCAAGCAGCAGCTGGTACTCCCGCGCCAGGCGCGCAGGGTGGAGCGCCGCAAGGCGCGACTTAGAGCGCTGAAAGCGCGATTGTGCTAGTCTTCCTTGATAATACTAGCACAGTTGACACCAGACTGATTATTAATTAGTTGCAAGTGTCATTAATTATTCAGTTATTTGTTTTATAAACCAATTTTATTTCTTATGAAAAAGTTCATTTTTTGTTCGAAGCTTGTCAACCGCCGTTCGGTTGCTTACACAGAGACCCGTTATCGTCGGATGATGGTTCGTTATCTTGTTGGACTCTCGTGGGAGTCCATAGGTTATAGTCTCTCTAGTCCGAAGGACTCTAGTCCTTTTTAGTTTCACGTGGAACCAGAAAGGAGGTGTTTTTTATGGCATATCGTAGAAGAGGCGGCAGGCGCCGCTCATCACGTAGGCGAGGTCGAACCTCGCGTATTAGCAGAGGTGGCATTAAGTTCTAATCGAGGCACACCGGGGTGGTGGGGTTGATCGGCCTACCGACCCCCCCCCTCTCTCGGTTGCCGATCCGGGGCCACGCCACCCCCGGGCTTGTTATATTTTTTTCACACATACATTAAAATTATTTTTCTATGAAAAAGTCAAATTCAGTTCCAACACCAGGGCAGAAGGCCCAGTTTGCAGTATTCAAGGATGGTTCACTTACTCGCGAGCAGATAGCCGAGTGGTTGCAGAAGGACATTCAAGGTATATATGTCCTTCTTGCCGAGATACTCGGCACACCGGAGGTGCTGGACGCACTCGTCAACGTGATGTATACACGCTACGTAGCTCATCATGAAAGTGAGAAGCAACAGCCAGGGCTATCGTTTGATCGTGTACCCGAGCCGTTGGATCCTAACGATGTTACTATTAGTTATAAGACTAACCCTCATTAGTATGAATCCTAACGACCCAACAACACCCGCGGATAGCGGGTCAGGTAACATGATGGGAGGTATTGTAGGCCTCCTACAGTTAGGAGGAGCGTTGTATGATAGCTATCAGAACAGGAAAACTTCCAAGGAAAACACGCAGCGTACTATCGCTGCAGCCAAGAGCGAAAGCGAGTTGGCTTATCAACGCTCGGTTGAGATGTGGAATCAACAGAATTTGTACAACTCGCCGGAATCGCAAATGCAGCGGTTCATTCAAGCTGGTCTTAATCCTAACCTTATCTACGGTCAAGGCAACGCGGGTAACGCGTCTTCTCCGCCGCAGTACCAACCGGCTAACATGCAGTATCGGTATGAAGCGCCTGCTTATGGCGCGGCGATTTCATCAGTACTCCCCACGCTCATGGCCGTTGGTACCTGGATGCAGCAGATGAAGCTTTCGCAAGTACAGATCGATCGAGGTACTACTGAGACCGAAAGGTCTCGTCAACTCATCGACTACCTCATGGAGGCTAATCCTAAGCTTCTTACGCAGATGGATAATAAGCTCTCTCTCTATCCTTATCAGTTCAACATGCAAAAGCATCTTGCTGGCCAGGCCGGCACTAAGCTTGCCGAGATGGATCAGGAGTTTCGTTATCGCTATGGTGATAACTTGTACGGCCTTTTCGGTAGTACTGCAACGAACGAGCCTATAGGCGGAGTTCGTCGGCTTCAAGCTCTCCAGGAGATGTCCAAGACTAAGCTTCTTGAAGCTCAGTCTTCTTGGACTGACTTCGACGTTACTAACCCTCAGGCTATCATACAGATGGTACTTTCAGGTGTTATGGGATTAGCTGGCCAACAGTTGCGTCTCTCTACGCATAGGCCTGCCGGTAGAAAGATCTGGTCTGGCAAGCAGCATGACATATATAAGCGGTAGTCATGCAGTGCCTCAAGATGATATCTGTCCGCAGTGGTGAGAACATCCACATTGTACCATGTGGTAAGTGCGCTTTCTGTCTTACTAACAAGCGGTCGCAGTGGATGTTCAGGATTCACCACGAGATGAGAAGCCAGGATTATCCTGGCTTCTTCTTGACGTTAACTTATGATGAGAAGCACGTTAAGCGTACGCCAGTAGGGCTATCGTTGCGCTTTCGTGACGTTCAGTTGTTTTTCAAACAGTTAAGAAAAGCTAGACACTATGTCAAATATATTTGTGTCGGTGAGTATGGCGGCGTCACGAAGCGTCCGCATTACCACCTTCTCCTTTGGACTTCCGCTACCCCAGAGCAGTTGCAGGTTACCTGGGGCCGGGGTCAGATACACTTCGGTAATCTTAGCATGGCCTCGGCCATGTATACTCTTAAATACATCATTCAGCCGAAGCAACGCGCTGATGATGGCCTTGAGCCGACGCGTGCTCAATTTTCAAGAGGCCTCGGTCTCAGCTACCTTACAACAGCTGTGTACGAGTATCACACTCAGGATTATGACGAGCCTGTCATGCACTCATATATCGACGGTCGGAAGGTTGCATTGCCTGCTTATTTCCGTAGAAAAATTTTCACTAAACATCAAATGAGAAGGGTCGCGCATGCGACCAAATGGGAAACTATCAGAACTAAGCGCAAGGAGATGCGCGCATTATTGGCACAAGGTATCACTAATGTAAGCTCCTACATGTACCTGCTCCGTTGTGAGCAGTCTAAGCGTATTATTGAAAAAACTAAACATGGACAAAGTCTATGAAAAAATCACAGATTTTTACACAGGTTCCGGTTGCTAGAGTTAACCGTAACCTTTTCGACCTCTCTCATGAGGTCAAGCTTTCTGGAAAATTCGGCTATCTTATGCCGATTCTTCTGATGGACACGTTGCCTGGCGACACTATCCGTGACCAGACAACTGTCATGGCGCGGTTTGCGCCACTTCTTGCACCCATTATGCATCGCGTTGATGTTTCAACGCACTTTTTTTTCGTTCCTAATCGTATAATCACCGACCATTGGGAGGAATTCATAACTGGAGGTCAGGATGGTCTTGCGGAGGTTGTCATGCCGTTCGTTACGCCGGCAGCAATGGTGACGGCGTCACAGCAAGCTATGATGCAGAAAGGATCCCTATGGGATTATCTAGGATTGCCGATGTACACAACTCCAGCGCTACCCGTTACTTCTGAGCCTATATCTGTCTTGCCTTTTCGGGCGTACGCGAAAGTTTTCAATGATTATTATCGCGATCCTAATCTCGCTCCAGAGTTGGAGTTGAATGAGGAGTTACAAGGTAATGTTACGGCTCAGTCTGTTGCTGCTGGCATTTTCGGTCTTCAGCAACGTGGTTGGGCAAAAGATTACTTCACATCAGCCCTACCGTGGGCACAACGGGGAGCTGAGGTACTCCTTCCATTAGGCGGTACCGGTTCCGTTAACTATCGGGATATTGCTATCGGCACACGCGCCGGCGGCGATCCTACAACGGGAGCTATATCTGTCAATAGTACAGATGAGATAGTTGATAGTTCTGCTAACGGCATGGGTATTGACAACATCGAGTCCGTTGAGTTTGATAATTCAACGATTACCATTAACGACTTCCGTCGTTCGATGGCGATT